ACGATTGATCTAACCCATCTGCTCCTGTATATAGTTTTTTAATTTCATTAACTGCACTTGAATTTGCAAGATTGTCTGTGTCTGTAATTTTGGTGGTTATTTCTAAATAAAAATCAAAAGCGTCAATAGTTACGCTACCAGCATCATCACTATTATCTTGTACATCGTGAGTTATTAAAAATTCTATTTCTACATCATCAGGTATTTGTCCATTTGCATTAGAAAATGTTCCTGTGCTTAATAAATCTATTGGAGAAGAATAAGCAGCAGTTCTATTACCACTTTCGCTGTCAATAAGAACAATATTTCCACTACCACTATATGTTGGTTTTATTCTTAAAGACGAAACAACACTACCACCACTATTTTCAGAGTGATTAGAAGCTCCCCACTTTACATATAATTTACACTCTTGTATTTCGTGTTCTTCTTTTGGTATATCACTAATTTTAAATTTTAAACTATCTGTACCATCGCCTTGTGGTGCTTCAAAACTCCAAGTAGTAGATGTGCTATCATCGTTATCTGAAAACTCTGCTAATTCAGTACTGTTGGGAGGATTTTCATTTGGGGTGGTAGTAGTAATATTTTGTACAGGACGAACTAAATATGCTCTATCTAAATCTAATTTAGTTGATAATACATTTCTGTTTGTATCTACTGTACCCTCGTAATTGTTACTAGTACTATTTTGTGCGTCGTTTAATGGAACAAATACTGGAAATCCGTCAGAACTAAATAAATCTTTTATTGGATAATGTAACCTACCATCTGCTGAACCTCCTGATATTTCTCTATGTGCTAAACACTTATAATCATCACTACTTAAACTATCTACCATTACTGGAAATACTTTTGCTGGACTATATTGCATTAATCGTGTATTGCTACTACCAGTTCCTGGTGTTCCAACTTTTGAAGTTTGTGGTGTTCCAGATCCATAAAGTATAGGGAAAAAATTACCTGCACTACTTGTATATTCTGGTATTTTTAAAAAGTCTATTGGTGTTCTTGCAGATATTTCAATATTTACTATATCTTGGTTTGTAATGCTTACTGCTTTTAATCTACCTGTATAAATTGTATTTTCATAGCTAGACGATACATACACATCTGCAGATGTATGTGCTGCTATTGTTGTTCCATTATATCCTCTTTGAACATTTATTGTAACAGAAATTGAGGGTGTATAACCAACAGAAGTAATAAGCATTTGTTCATTGTTAATTTTTATTACTACCCCAGCCGAAAAAATTGCTGGAACACTTGTGTCAGGAACTTCAAATGATGTATCACCTGAACTTGCAGTTAAAGTGCTATCTAATGCACCCATATTATATCCACTATCAACAAAACCACTACCTACTCTTGACTTAACAACAACATCTCTGTTTATATATCTCCTTGTGCCACCATAAATTTCTGCTGCTAATGTTGCGTTGCTATGATTGTCTAATGTTCCATTAACACAACTAATAGATATATTACCATTTTTAGAAGTAGATGCAACCAAGTCAATACTTTCTCGTATTGTAGGTGTGCTTGTTATAAATGAATGATATTTAGTATTACCACTACCAACTTCGGCAGTAGCTAATCTTATATATTCTGTTGCAGCAGAACCAGAGCTATAAGTATTATTTCGTAATTCAAAAATCCATTCTTCTTTGATACTTGCACCTAAAGCACCATTGTAATTACTATTACCAGATAAAGGCATTACGCAAGATTTCTTTTAATTGAGTTTTCTATCTCTGGTAATAAATTATCTCTTACAAATTCTTGTGTGCCAATAACATTACCCATAATGTTTACAGTCACTCCAGTACCACCACCTGCGTCACCAAAGTCTGGACTTGATAAAGGAGTAATATCTACTCGTTCTCTACCACCTGGATTATCTCCAACTCTAATAAATTGTTCTCCACCAGTAACAAAAGAACCACCACGAGCAAATGCTGGAGCTTCTTGTTTACTTACTAATGCTATTTGTGCAGCAGAAGAAGCCATAAGAGCAGCCATTGTCAATCTTGCTCTTATTGTTGCAGAAGGATCAAATATACTTGCAGCAAAACCATCTGACATTAATTTATTTCTAGCTGTAATCGTGTCAATAATAATTTTTAGAATACTCATTTTCTTTTGCATCTCAAATATTCTTCGTTGTTCTTTTGCGAATTTAGAACGAATATCATCTTCCATACTTTGTCTTTGTTCCATAGAAGCATTTCTAAACTTATCAGTTTTTCTTAGTGCTTTTAATTCATTGTTTACTCGTTGATCTAAATTTTGTTTTTGCAAAGACAGTATTTTTCCAAAGCCATCTTGAAATATCTGAACTCTTGCAGACATAGCTTCTCTTTCTTCGTCCGTTAATTTAAATCTTTCTCTTAATTTATCAAGCAAACTTTGCTCTTGTTCATTTTGTTTTTTCTTTGAATTTGCCGATTGTTCTTCTAAACCTGCAATTTGTGCTAATAAAGCTGCATATTCTACAGCTTGTTTCTGCGTTATCAATCCTGCATCTACTGCTTTTTGTGCTTCTGCCAATTCAGCTTCTTTGGCGTGTACATTTTCTAAAAGAGTTTTTAATCTTTTTCTTTCAGATACAGCTAAGATCTGAGTCATAACGATATTGCCTTTTTGCTTTTTAACCAAATCTGAAAATGCTTTTATTTGATCCGCATATGTTCCTTTTAAAGCTTTTTCTATTTCTTCTTGGGTAAATCCACTATCTACTAATTTTTGCTGTTCTTTAGAAAGTTCTAAAAGTATTTTCTTTTTTCCTTCTACTGCTTTTTTTACTTTTTCTTCTGCGTCAGATATATCAGTAACTACACCTGATTCTAACATTTTTGATTGTAAATATTTTGCTTGAGATAATTCTAATTTTCTTGTATCTATATTCATTTCTTGTAACTGTCTAATTGTAGTTTCAAAAGGAGTTTCAGTTGCTTGTTTTATGGACTCTCCCATAGATTGAAATCCTGCAGTCAAGGTAGAAACAATACCCTTCATATCTATTAACTCTCCAATAGCAGCTTTCATTCTTGTAAATGCGTCTGACATATTAGAAACCATACCAGTTAATGTTTGGGATAATGCGTCAGTTGCACCTGCAATACCAACAGACGGATCAAGCAATGTTTCTTCTAATGCTTGTCTAAATTGTGGTAATGTCAATGTAGATAAATCTTCAATACCTTTTGTATCTCGAATAAGTTGTAATATACCTCTTTCTCTAAGAATATCTGCTGCTCCTGCACCACCAGCAAATGCTCTACCAAGAGCTGCTGCTGCTTCTGTTGCAGTAGTTCCCATAAACGCTGCTAAATCAGCAGTAGGTTTAATCATCTCTTCTGCATTTGTACCAAATGCTTTTAATGCTGCACCAGCTTCAACAACATCTGTTAATGTAAATGGAGTAGTTGCTGCTATTTGATTAAATGTTCTAAATGCTTTTTCTCCTGCTCTAACAGAGCCAAACATAGCATTAAGTCTAACTTGAACAGCTTCAAACCCCATAGATGTTTGAATAGAGCTTCTAATACTTGCTGCCATACCACCAAACATAAATGTTACAAGAAGGATTTTATTTCTTAATGCTCCAATATGTCTTTGTAATCCAGAAGTAGAAATACGCATTCTGTTTTGTGCTTTTGTAACTCTAGCAGCAGAAGCAGCAAGTTGCTGGTTACGCATTCTTAAAACTCTTACCTGCTCTTTAAGTTTTGCAATTTGTGTAGAAGTTTTTAACATCGCAAAACGATGCTTTTCTTGAGCCATTAATAATTTCTTGGTAGCAGTAACTGCTTTTAGATTTGCGTTGTTAAATTTTCGTTGAGCTGCAGAAACTTTATTTTGTTGTTGTGCTAAAATCTTAAGGGATTCAATTAATTTATTTGCTCCCTTTGTAGTAAATTCTAATTGTATTTCAAACTGTTTAGCCATTTTTCATATTGTTGTAATGTTTTGATTGTATATAATTTAACATTTTTTCTATAACATTGCACTTATCAATCCATTTTTTTGGTTGATTTCCGTATGATCCTTCATAAGGGGGTACTTTCATCTTTTTACAATAAGTATATCGTTGTATATCTCGTTGATATTCTTTGTTTATAAAGTTGTTTGTACAGGCAAAAAAAGGTAGGTGTGATTTGATAGCTTCGTGTATTTCAAACTTTCTTTCAGAGGTTGCGTTATGTTCTTCAACTTCTTCTTTTAATAGCTTGATTACATACCATACATCGTCCATAGATGTA